TTCTCCATACTCTCCACTCGCTACATAACGAAATTTGAAATTCTTACGCAAACGCTTAAAAAAACGTTGCAGGTCATCCTTCCACAGTTGACCGTGTTCCGGTAGGTGAGCATCATCATACGTGAGGTTCAGCATACAAGATTTCTCGTGCATCATTTGCTCGTGCGTTATACGGATAGCCCACTCTCTCGAATAAGCTAACCTGCATTCCACACACTGACCGCACTTGATAGGTCCGTGAGAAGGATGTGACCAAAGGGCAGTACACACAATACCTTAGAGACGAATTCCACCACGCATAGGGGCAGCCACCAGGTTGGCGATCTGGGTACGTCCTACGTTATGACGGAAATGTGCAGCAGAGGCATGCTTACTGACAGGCTTACGGGCTAGAGGTTTCATTAAAGTTCTCCTTAGGAATTGGTGTCAATGGGCACAGTTACATCAAGTAATGCACTGTGCCCATATTAGCTCATTCCGCCTTAGACGGCGTAGCCTCGACTGTCGCTTGCGCGACAGCCGAGGGAGCTTTAGGAATAGCCAGTCCCAAACGGACGGCTTCTTCAGCGTTATCGGGGTTCGCAAAAAACTCCAGGAACGCTTGAGGCGAGTTATTAAACCTCGCACGTACTTTTGCGTCCAAACGCATAAAGTTATCGTCTGCAGCCTTCACTACGTTCATAGCAGACTGGAAATCGAAAACACCTTCGTAATCAACATACTGAGGCATAGAAGCTGCCGTAGGCAGCACACCAGACTTCAGAAAACGATCAACGATAGTGTTAATGTCAGACTCCTCTTTAAACTGTTGTTGAGTCAAAGAATCATCCAAACAACGAAGACCAGTCTCATTAGAGACCTGGTCGACGTCGTAGTTATAGGGGGTACGCAAAAAAACAGACATGTTAAAACTCCAATCTGAAAAAATCATTTAACCTTGTTAATAGTTATACCCCCTGAACGGGGACCCCAAATGGTCTTAAAAAGATCGATAATAGGCGCATACTGCTTGTATTCACGACCAAAATTATCAAACTTCTCAGCAGCGTTAATATCAAATCCAAGCAAAGTAGAAGACGCCTGGTCTAAATATCCACGCATAGTATCAGCAAAAGACTTTGAATGAAGAGAAGGAACCTCAGCCTTTAACTTATCAACAGTCGCACGCAAAACATTACCAGTTTCAGTTAAGTTATAACCTTCCTTAATAAGATTTTGACGTTGTTCAGCTAAATTATCAGTCAACGCTTTAATGCGTAAATTATCAGACTTAAGATTGACAATTTCTTGTTCAATCCTATTAGCAGTCTGATTAGCAACATCACGTTGAGCATCATTTAATTTAGACATAGAAACTTGAGCATCTTCCTGAGCACCCTTTAGACGGGTATCAGCTTCAATATTCTCACCCGTACGTTGTACGTTATAAGCAGAAGAATAAGAATTAGCTAATCCCTCATAAGGATTAGAAACTTGATACTGCTGACCAACTGGAGAAGAACCAGGAGACTGCATATATGCAAGCATAGGATTCAAACCAGCAGCTTCCATATCCTTAACTTGCGTTTGGTAACGAGTAGCGTACTGAGAAGCGGAAAAAGCATTAGCTTCATTAGCAACATCAGCACGTGCATCATTAGTAGACATGGTGCCACCAATCTGGGCACCAATTAACCCGCCGACTGGACCGCCTAAAGCGTATCCAGCGGCAGAAGTAAGAGCCGGAAAAAAATCCATTTTAGAAATGGTCAATCAAACCAGGCACAGAATACATTGGCAGCGGGCGAGCAGCCGTTATGTCAAAAAATGCGTCAAGCAAGAGCTGCTGACCATTAGCAGCAGAACCCACGGCAAGGTTACGCGCCAACGGCGGATTGTCTTGAATAAACGTGGAATTAAGCGTAGGCAACGAAGTAAATTTTTGAGCATAGTGCCAAGCATCAATAGTACCCGCTGACGTAGACTTAAAGAGACCAGTGATCTGGGAAGGGTTGTAACGTAGTTCAGCCCATCGCTCCTGGTAACCAAATACATTGCCATCATTCGATGATCCATCACAATAAATCTCCTTGTTCAAAATAGCCTGTTCACCCAAATGAGCAAACGCAGGGAAATAATAATCGTAACGAGTAGAACGAGACCACAGCTTACGCAAACCTTGCTGGTAAGTCAAATCAGCCCGGACAGAAACGAAACCGATAATATGACCGTGCTCAACAGCAGAATAAGTGAAACCATGACCTTGATGAAGGAAAGTACCAAACGCAGCCAAATTAGCCAAAGGCGTAGAAGTACCAGAAGCATTAGTTCCAGAAGTCTGAGCAATAGGCGAAATATTAATCAAACTAGAACCACCGCCCAAATACTCAGGACGCTGTAAACGACTATCTGGAGAAAGTACGCCGAAGTGACTCCTCACTATTTCGGTGTATCTAGTACCACCTCGCGCATCGCGCTCAAGCAACTTCTGAATCTGAAAACTCTGACGCAACTGATTAATAGTTGCAGCAGTAGCAGAAGAAAGATCAGCAACCAATGACCGCTCAGGGTCCATATAAACGGCTTGACCATCGACAGTTCGGCGCAACTCACCGGAACCAACATTAGAAAGAAAACCAGCAGCCATAGCAGCAGTATTACTAAACTGCAACTTGGGAGTCCAAGCATCACGTAAACTCAAATTTGGATTTGCTATGACAGGTGCAAAACCACCAAGCGGCAAAGTCACAGAAGAACCCTTCTGAGGCCAAGGAAGAGCGCTCGTAAAATAATCATGACGCTTACCGCGACGCTGAAGCGTATAACGAGTAGAAGGCGTCAAATCAGGACCATCACCCATATCAACAGGCAGAGAATTCTGAAGGTTCTGGTCACGGTACCACTGGTTCCAAATCAAGCTGCAGGCTCTAACAGGCAACGCAGAATGTGATACCGTATTACCAGAGCCCACTTGCCCGACAGTAGGCAAGCCAAGATAGTCTTGCAATGATCCAACTGCATAACCGCCAATTGGGGAAACTTGTTGAGGTATAGCGTAGGAAATGCTATCGGAAGGATTATCCTGCTCCCCCATAAACTTAACCCAATTCGACCAGACCAAACGATTAGGTACAAAGAAAAACTGCGTGTCAATATGGAGATTATCCATAACCGGAAAAAGGGGGGTTGCCAAACGACCGAAAAGCGTCGCATTAACATTGAAAGTATCACCAGGCAGTACCTCCTCACACATGATAGGCACAAGATAGCCTGAATCAAAAGAAGTTTTCAGAGTCTTTTGCATCTGAAAACGTGAACGCGGAATATCCGCGGCAGGCACCATCGCAAAATTATGCGATGAAGCAGACTTGTTATGAAACATCAATAAACTCCTTAAAATGAATATAAAAAAGCACCCCCGAAGGGGTGCAAGGGTCAGACAGCGGCAACTGCTGAATTAATAACGTCCTTGGCACGAACCAGAACTACGGGACCTTCTTCAGAAAGAAAACGACCAGTGTTATCGTCGTATTGTCCTAACAAATACAAATCAAAATCGTCCGGATGCTTAGACAGCTGATTGTCATCAGCTTTGCGATTTACCTCATCGGTAAAATCTCGAATAGCAACGTTGCGATGTGCAACGAAAAAAGGACGCATAAAAACGCCAGAAGCGCGATCCTGAACAGAAACTACAAATTGCAACATATAAGACCTTTAAAGTGTTCGTTTTGATTGTGATAAGCGAGAGTCAACTACTTTTTGCCTCGCTATTTTTCGGATGGGTAAATTCTCATGCATATTTCGTTCCGCATCCATATCAGCTCTCACCGATGACCGAAACTGCATTTCTAAAGCTAAATCATGACCAACCTCCTTTAACAAAGTTTTGTAATAACGTGGAACTGGGGCACGTGACCCTTGAGAAGTCACAATAGAACCAGTAGGAAATACATCGGACATAAAATAGTCTTTAAACCATCCTTTACCGATACCCTTGCTCATTAACATAAATTCAGGATTCGGAAGAATGATCTCACCACCTTCAAGATGTGCCAGGGGCACAGGTGAGACATTAGGCCCTTTGAGTTTTTTCATGATATATCGTGCGATATAAGCTGCACTCTCGAAATTAAGAGTACCGATGAGATGGTTTCCGATGGGGTTCCCGAACCGATCTTGCCAGTGCTTATCAACTGAAGCAGAAATGTAAGTAGGGTCACCACCAGCAGCACTACCAAAGCGCACGCGATCATCACTAAAGTCCACTCCAAACAACGCAATATGAAAGTGAGGACGTCTGGTTTTTTCTCCATACTCTCCACTCGCTACATAACGAAATTTGAAATTCTTACGCAAACGCTTAAAAAAACGTTGCAGGTCATCCTTCCACAGTTGACCGTGTTCCGGTAGGTGAGCATCATCATACGT